TACAGTCTTCTCCTCAATCTCTGGTTCCTCGTATCCCACAGTCTTGTCCAAGTCGTTTGATTCCTCTGTCATGCTAGTTGAAGTTAGCCATCCACCAGTAATCGTAGTGCGACGAGAGGGCGAGGAGTCCGATTACCAAGAGAACTATCACCGCCATGCCGACCCTCTGCTTCCCAGTCATCCTCGCCTCCCAGGCGTCCGTGTCAACTGGCCCGTGAATCATGTCGGGGAAGTGGGAGTAGAACCTCGTGCCGTCTATGTCGTATTTTCTCATGTGATTTTTTTATTACCGTTCTATACCTACATCATAGCAAGCGTATGGCAAGCGTCAAGCATGTGCCTGTGGACAACGGCGTGGCTCAACTAGGCCAATATATCGTGTTGCGCGAATATCTCCCTGAAAAGCTTTTCGGGAATCCTTGACCTGTCCGTGTCTCCGACTATGCCCTGCGTCCCCGTCTTCGATCCCCTAGGCGCGCTCTCGTGGCACTTGTCACCGTTCTTGCACATCGGCCTCGGATGCCACCAAAGCGCGTTGGTCCAGATGTCCGTCGGCTTCATTCGGTTGTCGCCGTACTGGCAATACGTCACCGTGTGTCGCACCCCCCCCATTTCCTTGATGGCGTCGATCATAAAATCGAGCTTGCGTAGCTTTCCCCTCGGGTTCTCGATGAACCACCACGTCGGCTTGCTTTCCTTTATGAGAGAAAGCGTCTTCTGCGCCAGTTCCATCCCTAGCCTAGCAGAATCGGTCTTCGGGGTGTTGTCGTGGTTCCAGTTGCGACCGATGACCGCGACAGAGAATCCCTGGCACGGGGGAGAGGCCCAGAGCATGTCGCACTTCGGAAGAGAGGAAACGTCCCGAATGTCCCCGCACACATCTGGCTCGAACCTTGATTCCAATTCATACGTCAAAGTATCGTGGTCGAGCGATTTGGCTACCTTGCTGAAAGACTTTGTGCCTGCGAATAGTTCTATGGTTTTCATTCTATAAAAATCTTTGCCCCACTATTAAACCCCCCGCGTCGCCGTCCCTTCCCTCCAAGTCCCTAAATGTAGTCCGCGTTTCCGTATTCCTTCAAATCGTACTTGGGCAACTGCATCTTTCCCATAATGTCAGATACGCCCGACCTCATCTCGGCTATCTTCTCCTTGGCCCGCTCGTTGTGGCTCTTTCCCGTCCTTGCCTCTTCCATTCCCGCCACCTTCCAAAATGCGGACGATTCCTCGGACATGCACTGCTCCCTAAGCTCCTGCCAGAAGGTCATGGGAACCTTGAACATGTCCTCGACCTTCACGATGTCGAAGGAATAATACTTTGTCCCGTTCACGAACTTCGACCTGTAATCCGCCCGCTGGTCCTCCGTCTCGTACTGAATCGCCACGAGAGAGCCGTTCTTTGACTTGCCCGTCGCCCTCTTTGCCTCAAGGAACCTGTCGAAGTCGAACTTGAATCCCTCCATCTCCGACGCGAACAGCCTCCTTGCCTCTGGGGTGAAGTAGAACTTCTTTCCGTCCCCATGCTCCTTCTTTGCGTATCCCATTTATTTATTTAGTTAGGTATTTGAATAACGTGTTCATGTCCCATTCCGTGATGAAGCCCCTCGGGTTCCTGGCGGACTTCATGTTCGCCTTCATTTTGGAGAAAGCACCGCCTATCTGATCGTCGGTGAAAGGTTCCATCTGCTTCGCCACCCTTAAATACCTGCTGGTGAATGCTCTCCACTGGCCCTCGGTCGTTAGGCTTGGCCTCGCCTCGTCGGCAAACTCCCCTATGAGGTTTATGTACCTTCGTGGGCTTTCCCTCATCTTAGAAACGTATTCATCGAGCGACAGCCCTGCGTCAGCAGGAATCTCTTTCTTTTGTATAGTTTCTTTCTTTTCTATTGTATGTATCTTTTTTGGTAACGATTGTTTCCTTTTTTGGGTACCCTCGTTATCTTTTTTGGTACTAGTTATCTTTTTTGGTAATGGCTTCCATAGCTCGAAATCCTTTACTATTCCGTACTCCTTTCGGAAATCGTTACCTTTTTTGGTAATGATACCCATATCAATCAGCTTCACTATCCCCTTGCACACGGCCGTCTTCTTCATTCCCGTGGCCAAGACGAACTGCGAAAGCGCGATGACGTCCCGCTTCTTCCCGAACCCGTAGGTCTTCCTCACGATCACGTCGAGCACCTGCCTGCTCTCGCCCGATATTCGGGTCCTCGCAAGGGCCTCCATGAGCTCGTTCGAGATGCGGGTGTACCCGTTCTCAAGTTGTGGCGATGCCATGCTTTTAGGCTATCTGATAATGCTATACCACCAAAAAATCCATTTGCCGAGGCACACGGCTTTCGCCATGCACACCCGCAAATGGATTCTCTAAATGGGTGTTTTCGGCAGCACCATTTCTGATGCCCCTAAATTATACTACGTCCGAAATAAAAGCAAAATAGTTGTCCACATGAAAACTGGGGATAACGCACTATGCAACCCCCGCACGGGTGGTAAAATGGGGGGATGAAAGAAGAAAAAGCAGGAAGAAGGGTCGAGGCTCTATTCAGAAAGTTGGGGTGCGTCGGCGCGATCAAACCGATAAAGGCGATAGCCGTGGTGGACAGGAAGAGGCCCGTGCTGAGATACGGCGCACTGTTCGACTGGCGTGACAGGAATGGCGTGATATGCGACATGGCCGAGGAGGCGATAGAGGTGCTGATAACGCCCGTAACTGCCCCTAAATCGGTCAAATCTGCCCCAGGACGTGTTAAACGGGGCAAAAGGTAACATTCCACATGCTTAAAGATTTATACATCGTAATCACTGACCAGGCAGGCAACTCCGCGCTGGAGATATGCGTCCCCGTGGACTCCGAGGAGTTCAGGATATTGGCGTCCGAGAGGCATCCGTTGCAGAGATTGGTTGGGGAGGCGAGGCTGGGTATGGAGGTGGAGGACGAGGTGGAGGGGCACAGGAAGTTAAAACTAATCGAAAGATATGAAAAAGGAAACTAGGAGGTGCTCTCACTGCAAGAGGGCTGGCGTGCCAATGATGGTCCAGGCGAGGAGCGGAGGAAGGACCTATTACCACTGCCGTGACTGCAACGCCGAGAGGGTAGCGAAGTACCGATCCACCGAGAACGGTGCGGACAGGACCAGGAGGGCCGTGTACGCCTCCATTGCGAGACACCCTGAGAAACAGGCTGCGAGACTCCTGCTGAACGGCTCGGTCAGGAGGGGGGACATAACAAGGCCCGACAGGTGCTCGAGGTGCGGGGATGTCAAGAGGGTCGAGGGGCATCACAGGGACTACTCGAGGCCGTTGGAGGTGGAGTGGCTGTGCAGGCCGTGCCACGCCGACGAGGATAGGAAGACCAAAAATGGATAGCGAGTTCAACATGCAGAGGCTGAGGGAGGCGATACTCTCCACCAGGAAGTACCGTTCGGCGCAGGAGTCAATAGAGGGCGAGGCCGAGGGATACCTGGAGATATCCGGCATAGACGTGAAGGGCACGACGAAGCTCATATACGCCGGGATGGAATACCCCGAGAACGGGGTCGTCCCGTCCGACGTCCTATCCCACGTCAACGTGGTCAAGAGGCTGGTGATCGAGGGCCTAAGGAGTGTCACGAACCCCTTGCTATGGCCGTATGTCCTTGGTATACTTGTATCGAAAGGACAGCTCAACACGGCCGTTAAATCGCTCAACGACGTTTCCTTTAGGTGCATGGGACACACGATAGTCAAGCCAGAGCACATGACAAGGTTCGGGGCAGAGCTCATGGTCGTCATCCGTGAGATAGCCTTTGGATTCGGAGTGGAGAGGTCAAACGCCGTAACCCTATCCGAGATACTGGGCAACGTCATAGACTACGACAACGCCTATCGGTACAGGATTCAGGACCTCGTGGCGTGCACGTCGAAGGAAGCCATGCTCAAGCGTCCCATCAGGGAGGTATGGAGGCTTGCGAAGATAAACGCCAAGAGGGAGAGACAGCACGGGCCGATGGTTTCCTCTAAGTTCAGGCTGTTCGCACTGGCCATATGCGCAACGCTCTGCCTCCCGAGGTTTCGAGGGGCGTTCAGGGACGCGATACGCTCGTCGAGCTGGGATGCGATGCTCCCCGACCAGTCCGACAGGTTCTGGATGTGCGTGAGGAGCGGGTACGACTTCTTCGGAATGACGGACACGGAGAGGAGGATAAGCATTAACCATTTGAGGGTAGCCAAGCCAAAGAAGAACAAGTCATGATAAAATCAACCATAACAACCAAAAGGATACCTAGCAAGAGCGGGGTTGAGGTGTCCGCAAGGCGCGAGTTCGGGGACGGGATGGTCGCAATCGCCGCGCTGCACGATTTCCACTCGGATTCAGAGTCCGAGGCACATGTGTCATCGCTTGAGGCAGAAATCGACAGGATGATATCTAATTACACCCATCTAAATAAATAGCATGAACACCGTGAAGGAAAACAGGGACATATCGAGGGGCGAGGCGAGATTCATCCAGTACACCAAGATACTGCTGATGATCGTCGGGCTAGTCCTGTTCTGGGCGCTGGTGTCGAAGATTGAGTACATAGCCGTTTAGTGGTAGAATGTACCCATGACCGGTGGAAGGAGAAACAGGGTGAACAAGTCGAAGAGGACGTTTCAGACGTTGCTCTCGACGTACATCCCTAAGACGAATGCGGACGCCCGGAAGCAGGTCAGGATTCTGAAAAGATACCCAGATGGGGTGAGGGAGGCGAAGATGAGCAGGGTCGAGAGGATAAGAAGGGGCTAGGTTTCCGCCGGTTGCGCTTCCAGACCTCAATGGCAACAAGGTGGATGAAAGGCGAAAGGGCGCAGGGGAGACAGTCTGTCGGAAACGGCATACTATACGCGAGATTCAAGGACCTCGTTAAGCGCTGGCGATAATTCGCCAGGGATAATGCGGAAAACCGAGAATCAGAAGAGCGCGGACACTGCGAGGCTGGATAACCAGCAGGCTACGCCGGGGATTCCACATGAGTCGAGGTTGTGGCTGATCACCTTTATGGAGCGCAAGCGATGGCAACTTACAAGAACAAAAGCATGACATTCTACAGGTACATACTCGCCATCGGGTGCCTATTCGCCATGCCGGTGGTATTCATCTCCATGGTGCTGAGCTACCAGGCGGGGGACATGGCATCGTACTGGAAGACGCTTACGATAATGATTCTGCTCATGGCCGTGGCGGGACAGACTATATTTCTGATAAAGTAATGGACAACAACACTATCACGACATGGGTTGACGAGGCGGTCATCCAGGAGGCGACACCCAAGGCCCTAAGGAAGGAGACGACGAGGGACTTCTGCGCACGGCACGGCATACCCGAGAGCAACTACTACTACCACGTCAACAAGGCCGACAACAAGAAGCGCATACTCGAGATAACGCTCAACGTGGCCAAATCGGCGGCACCTGAGGTATTGGAGATTCTTGTAAGCAAGGCGATGGAGGGGGACATGAGGGCCATAGACCTCTACATGGACATGATCCTACAGCTGTCGAAGAACATAGACGTGAAGACGAACGGCCTTAGCATAGTTTTCGATAAGTCATTCAACAAAGGTGAAACTACACGAGAAGCAGAGGGCGGTGATACAGTCAAAGGCTAGGTTCAAGGTCGTCAGGGCCGGCCGCCGAGGCGGCAAGACCGCGCTCGAGGTCGAGGACATGAGCTTCGAGGCGCTGTCGGAGAGGGACAGCCCCATATTCTACATCGCCCCGACTCAAATCCAGGCAAGGGCGATCATCTGGGAGTCACTGAAGTCACGGCTCGCCGGAATAGGCGAGATAAACGAGTCAAGGCTTGAGATGAGGGTCCCGACCGTGGACGGCGGGTTCTCGACCATATCCGTCGCGGGCTGGGAGAACAGGGAGAACTTCCGAGGCAGGAAGGCCAAGAAGATATACTTCGACGAGGTGGACACCATGAGGGGGTTCTTCCTGGGATGGCAGGAGATATTCCGCCCCGCGCTGACCGACCTCAAGGGACAGGCGATGTTCTCGGGAACGCCCAAGAAGGAGAACCCGAACCTGCGAAGGCTCGAGAAGATGGCGGAGACGGACGCGGACTACGAGGCGTTCCACTTCACCACATATGACAACCCCCACGTCCCCAGCGACGAGGTGGACAAGGCGAGGAGGGAGCTCGACGCCGACACGTTCAAACAGGAATACATGGCCGAGTACGTCGAGAACTCAGGGGCATTGTTTTCATATTCTGCACTCGTGGACTGCTTCACCAACACGGTAACGAAGGACGGAAGGAAGTATTTAATCGTGGACGTGGCCGACGACGGATCGGACAGGACGGTCTTCTCGTTCTGGGACGGCCTGGAAGAATACAGGCGCGAGGAGTTCAGCCACATGAACTCAGAATCGCTCATATCCCAGATACGGGAATACGCCGCGATGGACCGCATCCCGTACTCCCAGATAGCCGTTGACGCGATAGGCGTGGGCTCTGCGGCCGCATCTTCCTCGCTTTTGAACGGGATAATAGGCTTCAAGGGAAGCTACGCCCCCATAAAGACCGACCTGGACATCGTGAAAGTGCCTAACATGGGATACCTGCCGACCGCGCCAGTGCTCACGTCGGACTACAGGAACCTCCGCGTCCAGTGCGTGTTCGAGCTCGCGAACCTGGTAAACAACCATCGAATCGCGTCAAAGGTTACAGGATCGTTCAGGGAGAGGACAATCGAGGAGGTATCGGTCTACCAGGACACCTCGAACGGGGACGGGAAGCGCATGTGCACCACCTCGGAGGAGGTCAAGGAGGCCATAGGCAGGAGCCCGGACCACGCATCGACGTGGATAATGCGCGTGTACTTCCACGTCATGTCGCGGATGTCCCCGAACCAGTCGGAGGAGGCTTCGGAGGCTGCCCGGAGGCTCAGGGAGCGCATGATGCAGAACAGCGGGCGACAGCAGATGAACTCGGGAAGGTAGACTAGGGTTCACCTCCCGTGTTAAAATACTAGGCATACACTAACTCGGTGATTTTCAATAACAAATGGACACCAGCAAAAGCGTCGGCGAGATAGTCAGGAAGATGGAGCAGGAGTACGTCTACGGCACGGTGAACTCCTCCAAGTACGTCGACAAGTCGATGTACGAGGACATAGCGAAGATAGACGCATACGTCAACTCGAGGCACACCTCGGGCCTCTTCGACTCGCTCGGAAGGGAGAAGCCGTTCTTCAACATCTCCGTATCGGCAAGGAACATCTGGTACAGGGCGACCGACATAGACCGCAAGAACATAAAGGTCAGGGCCACCAGGGCAAAGCACGCGATCATGGCGTTCCTCGCGACCCAGCACCTACAGGAGTGGATGCGGGAGGCGAGCTTCGGCGTGTTCCTAAACAAGTGGGGCCTCACCCTCGCGACCTACGGCTCCGCCGTGGTCAAGTTCGTGGAGAAGGACGGCAAGCTCATCCCCGACGTGGAGGACTGGAACTCGCTCATAGTGGACCCCATCTCGTTCAACGACAACCCCGTCGTCAAGATGCTCGAGCTCACCCCTGCACAGCTCAGGAAGAGGAAGGGCTATGACAGGGAAATGGTGGAGAGGCTCATCGAGGCACAGTCGGTCAGGACCCAGATAGACGGCCAGAACAAGGACAACAAGTCCGGCTACATCAAGCTCTACGAGATACACGGCGAGCTTCCCTTGTCGCTCCTGACGGGAAGGCCCGAGGACGACGAGGAGTACGTCCAGCAGATGCACGTCGTATCCTTCGTCGCGTCAAAGGAGAAGGGCAACTACGACGACTACTGCCTCATCTCCGCCCGGGAGGACGACCCCTATATGATCACGCACCTCATAGAGCTCGACGGGCAGACGCTCTCCATCGGGGCCGTGCAGAACCTCTTTGAGGCGCAGTGGATGGCCAACCATACGGCCAAGGCCATCAAGGACCAGCTCGACGTGGCCTCCAAGCTCATGTTCCAGTCGGCCGACGAGTCGTTCGTGGGCCAGAACGCCCTCGACGCCATAGAGTCGGGCGACATCCTCACCCACAAGCCGAACATGCCTTTGACGCAGGTCAACAACGGCTCGCACGACATCGGCTCGCTCCAGGCGATGCAGAACTCGTGGAAGTCCCTCGGAAACGAGATAAACGGCATATCCGAGGCCATGCTAGGCATCAACCCACCGTCAGGGTCGGCATGGAGGCAGACCGAGGCGCTCCTAACCGAGTCATACTCGCTCTTCGAGCTCATGACCGAGAACAAGGGCCTCTACATCGAGGAGATGCTCAGGCGCTTCGTCATACCGCACATCAAGCGAAGGAAGCTGTCGTCGAACAAGGAGATCGCGGCCACACTCGAGGCGTCCGACATGACCCGCATAGACTCGATGTACATACGAAACCAGGC